AATCCTTCTGCCCATAGTAAGCTGCATTGTAGAAGCGGTACTTCACACTTGATTGTGCGCTGTCTGTTCGGGCAAACACTTCGTAATAACGCCAACCGGGATTGTCGTTTTCATTTGGTCTAATGGCAAATGAACCTGCCCAATCATTCAAGTTGGCTGGATATACAGGCAAAGCTTCGATATCGTATGCATTCAATGTTAGAGTTTCGGTAAGTGTTGAATTATTTGCCTTATACAATACAATGCGCACGTTGTCCACAAGGTTATTGAACATGTAGGTTGCGTTGCCCGGTATGCTCAAAGTTCCGTAATCGGTTTCGTATGAAGGAATCCACACTATGTTTTGCGCTGTTGGATTGCCTGCTCCCCACGTTGGGGCTAAATACCATGAATGCGTTCCAAACTTTCGGTCACTCATTCCGTAGTTAAAGCTAACTTCGAGAACATACTTGATATCATCAACACCGATTTCAGGGTTTGGTTTGTAGCCGTCAAACACTTGATAGTAACCATTGATCACAATGCGACCTTCCATAGTTACCTCACTACCTTCATTCTCTGTAAGCACACCACCAACTAACCACCATTCGGTTATTGCTGCGCTAAGCGAATACTTACTCAAATCATCAATGGTATCATCCGTTCCAAAGTGATATTGCTGGTTGCGTAAATCATCCACAAGTGGCGCAATATCAAAGTACATGTTATCATCCGGAGCAGGTGATAAATAGAACGTGTACGTATTAGCATCAACAGTAATGTTCAAGCCATAGCGAAAACCTTGCTGCGCTACTTCCGTGCTTGATGCAATAAGCATAATCTTTTGACCACGCACCACCCAGTTAAAGGGTTCATCTACGATTGTTAATGCCATTTATCTTTTGTTTAAGAGTATTCTATTTTCTACCGATTTAATGTAAGCATCCATTAGCTTGTCTTTGTATTCATCCCATGTATCGTCTATTGCTTCGCCATAGTAATTAATTCCTACAATACCATTTTCACCGATGCTGCGTGCGATATTGTATGCTGCGCTTTTGATTGCGCTCTCCGTTGACTTGATAAACTCACCCTGTTTGTTTCGCAGTTTCAATGGCTTCATGCGAATCCACTTTTCAATGGCTGCTACCGGTGGCATTTTTGAGTTTGGTTTGCGCCCGAATTCAATCACATCAGCATACTGACCAGCTTGACCTTTTACAGTGAAATCAATAGTTGGTTTTCCATAGCGAATGCGAATCTTATAGATCAATGAATTAAGCAAATTATCAGGTCTATTTGAACCAACACGATTCACCATCTTTCCGCGTATTCTTCTTTTGATTCGCAGGTTCGATTGCGCACGCTCAATAACCGTTGCCGCGTATTCATTCAACATATCTTCAAACTCGGTTGCCATTATGCTACTTCTTCAAATTCTACGATTGAACCTGCTTTGATTGTAATGAGTGCGTTTACGGATGCAATAACACTCATGCTTACCGTTCCATTTGCCGTTGCTATGTAGATACCATCTGCGCTGGCTATACGCTGCGTAGTAGATATTGATACCGCCGAACCTGTATTGTTAGCAGAACCATTGTTAATCGTATTGGTTGTACCACCCGTTCCGATTGTAAAACGATAAACCGTTGTACCTGTTGGTCCATTAGTGCTAAGCATACCATTGACTGTACCTGTTGCAACAATAATAATCGTTGCTCGCCACTTGTATGTTTTACCTGCGCTTACTGCAAATGATAAACCTGTGATGTTTTGATAGGATGTTCCACTCGTAATAAAGTCACTTGTTAGTGCAGCATAACCACCCACACCAATATCGGACTTTAATTCGGAAAGTGTTAAAGCAGAAACAGTGTTGTCAGCATTGATTCGCAAATAGCGTACAGCACTTGGATTTGGTAGCGTTGCAAGGTTAGTTCCAACCGTAGTAAGTCCAATGCTATTCTGCTTTCCATTAAACGTAGACCAATCCGCACTACTCAATGCACCGCGATTCGATGCGCTTGCTGTTGGCAGGTTGAATGTATGTGTACTTCCTGCGCTGCTTATTCCAAAGTCAGTACCTGATGTTCCTACTGCAAAGTTTTGCGTGCTTTCTGTTAAGCCATTGAGCGAAGAAAGTCCGATTGCGTAGGTAGTATGCACTTCACCAATCTTGTTACTTTCTGTATATAGAGTAACAGTCTTACCATTGGTATTTTGAATATCGAATTCAATATGTACGCGGTCGGTTGCTGCTGTGACTGTATTAGGAACTGATATGCTGAACGTATACAAATCAGGCACGTTGCCATTTGTGATTTGTTCAAGTGGTGAAGTAGCCACCAACGTAAATGTGCTGCCGTTGTAAGTATAAAGCTTGGCAACTATTTCAGCATTATTTGAACCACCACCTGTTTCGCTTAAGTACACATCGATGGTCCACACACCTGAAGGAATGAGAACGTGGTTTGGTTGGTTTACATCCGTAATGAATCGGGCAATCGCACCCGTTGTCGCGCGTGTAAAGTTGGCTGCTGGTCCTGTGTTCGCTGCTGTGCCTAACTCGTAGTAATCATTGCCACCTATAGTACCTTGCGAAACGTTACCATTGAAATATAACACTTGCCCACCACCACCACCTGTTGAAGGTAGCGTGCGAAGCGCGCCTGTGCCATCGATGTATTGATCACTTGTGCCATTAGCTGCAACCGCAAGTGTGCCTGAAGTTGTGACAGGTGAACCACTAACTGAAAATGCAGCGTTTGTTGGTGCTGGCATTGTAAGACCTACCGAAGTAACCGAACCACCTGAAGCAGGTGTAGTCGCTATCCAGTCTCCTAATAACGTGTTGTAAGTTAGAACCTGCCCATTAGTAACACCTGCTACGTTTACATCAGCTAAATCATCAAGGTTCGTTGGTATGTATGGCTGATTGATTAAGTCGTTGTAATCGCCTGATGTCGCAACTGTGGCAAGTGTTGGCTTGTTAAGTATTTCTGCAACACCACTTACAGCATTCCAATCCGAATTAACCTGCGCTGCAGGAATGGTTGGCTTGTTCAGTATTTGATAATCTCCACTCGTTGCATTCCAGTCCACAGGTGTTTGTCGCAAGCGGTAACCAACGGCTTGCAAAGTCCAATAAGAAGGATTCGTTGGATTGATGCCATCATTGTTTGCGATGCAACGATACACGCTGCCATTGTACCAAACGCGGTCACCTATTTGGTATGGATTGCCTGTTGCTGTGGTGTGGTTTGCGTTCCATTCGGTACTTACATATTCTCCACTACCACCACCCCCACCTGCTGCATCAATGGTTACACTACCATCTCCGTTATCTGTGATGGTTACGTTCGTTCCTTCGACTAAGTCAAGGATGTTTTGTACTGCGTTATCTACACCATTGGTGCGAAGTGTCAATCCGTAACCTGTGCCACTTCCACCACTTGATGAACCGCCCACAGCCCACACAGCAGGAATATCACAAGCTGACCAATCCCATGGCACTTCAAGTGTCAAAGTGAAAGCAATACCGGTAACTGTGTTTTTGTATTCTTCAATGAATGGTTCAAACGTTGGAATGTTCACCAGCTGCACATCAAATCCGAATAACTCCAAACCGTTACGCACTTCAGCTATCAAGTCTTGCCCTAATCGGATGCAGTCGCTTATAACTTCGCGCTGGTATTCTGCTTTATATTCCTTATCGCGTGGTATATCAGCAAACATGACTAAGAAACCAAACTGCATACCGCCCTGAATAGGTGTGATAGTATCAGGTGTTACGTGCATGAATGGGTATTGATCATCCTGCAGTTGGTCTGCAAGGTCAATTTGCCCATGTGTGAAACGCTTAATCAAAAAGTGACCAGCAGCGAAAGCTTCCAGTCGATTGATAAGTACATTGTAGCTGTAGTTGTAGCTATTCATTATCTATTGCGTTTTTTCATTTCCATTTTTTGCACATACACGTAATCTGCTAAATACGTTAAGTGCGTAAACACTTCATAACACCTTCGTTCGGTCACTGCATCAAACTTGGTTATATCCCTATCAGCTAAGCTTTCAATAATATGAAACCAACCGTATACACCTAATCCGTCAGGGGTTGCTGTTCCTTCATCTCCTTCACTATCTCCGTTATCTCCTTTGCCAAAAAGACGAGGGAATCGTTGTATAGTTCGATTTCTAAACTCGAAAAAAAAAGCAGCGTATTCAACACGTGGTCCAAAGTCAATTCGCCTATGGCATCTTCATAAGTCCGTTTGTCATTGGTAGCGTATGGCTCAATATCGTAATACTTTCCAAACTTTGCTTTGATAGGTCGGTATAAGATGCACATCATTTTGTGAGCAGCTTCGCCCATGATCACACCATCTTTGTATATGTCACCGCACACGCTATCCAAGTCCACGTATTCACCAAAGGTCATTGAACTAAGGTCAGGCACGAAGCCCAGTTCATACACACCCACGCGCACCTTGCGTTCGAATTCACCACTGCTTAAACGAATGGCTGCTTCAAACGTTTCAATGATTTCATCAATCACATGCACCTGAAGCAAACGAATGCTTTCAGTGCTCTTGCCTGTAATTACACGCACCTGTTCAATCTTATCGACTGCGTTTTGGTAGTCAATGTACTGATTCAGCGTGATGCCTTTTGCGTTAGCTGCTATGCTAAAGTTTAATTTCATGCTCGTTGTATTGTAGTTTTTACGTTCTTTTTGTTACAAGTCGGAGTGTACGTTGATAACAACTGGTGCCTTTTCGTCACCAGCATGTGTTACACGCGCTTGTTTAGGTTTGAAGTATTCGAGTAGCGCTGTGTAATGTTTGATGTATTCTTCATCTTCCATTTCATTCATGATGCGCATACACTTGGCTGCACCTTGCTGTGTAAACCACTCGCCTAATTCATTCCACATTTTTGTCTTTTCACTCACTGCGCCTTTTGGTTTCAAGCCACCATGACCGGGCAACAAGTGTCCTTTTTCGTTTCTGCTTTTTTCCATGCGATTCAATAAGGTTCGATAAGATATTGTTTATATTTGCTTCGTACTTGTTTTTCTCATACGAAGAAGCACCCCACAAATGATAGTATCGTTTGTTCGACACCACATCGCAAGTGTGGTGTTTCTTTTTACTTCTGTTCATACTGCGCAACACATACGGCAATGCGCTGCTGTGCATCAGGATATTCACCTTGCACCTTTGCATCACTCATGCAACGTGCGATGAATTCGTTCTTTGATTCTTCTGATGTTGGGGTTGGTAGGGGCATGTTATTTTATTTTTCGATTTTACCTAATTGTCTTCTAAACTCAGTTATCAAATCGCGGATGCACGATGCACACCCGGATGGTGGTTGATGTTTACCTGTTACCTTGCTGAACCAATGGTACAAAAGCTTCAGGTCTTCATTCTCTATCTTGTTTGCTTTGTAGATGCGCTGTATGAATTCATCCAGTGCGATTATTTCTTCTTGCTTCCAGTCAAGCGCAAACCATTTGTGCGCTGGGCATGATGCAAAACGGAATTTTGTTTTAACAGGCATCACACAACCGCAAAGCTTTATCTTCTCTTTGTAGTGTGTCACGCTGTTTTCTTCAGGATCTACGGTGTCACCTATGATAAGTGTTCCGCATGATGAAGTAAGTGGTTTGTAGAACTTACATTTTTTGCAAGTATTCAGTCTCTCGCGTTGAATGTGTAAGGGAACGTTGAAGTTTAACATATTCTCTAATTCTTTTTAATGCTCGATGTATTGAAGTGCGAAGGTAGTTGTATGGAATACCTGTTTCGCGGCTTAATTCTTTGTAATCGAAATCGGGTTTGGAATATAGACGTAACAAAATGCTGTCGTATTCATTTAAACGCCCGATTGCACTGTATAAGTATTCACCATCTATGAATGCGCCTATCCATGTTTCGTCTTGTTTCGTATCTGCCACTTCGCGTTCTATGTGCAGTTCGTAGTATTTGCGGTATTTCACAGCGTAATCACTTCGGTTGCTATGCCATGATAACCACAATGCACGATTTACATATTGCTCAACCTTCCCACCACACACGATATCCTTCACATCTTGCTCTGGTCTATCCATTAGCCGGGCAAGGACTTCATGCAGTAGATCACTTGCCTTTGTTTTATCGTGAGTAAGCCCTGTAGCTTTGTTCAGCCACTCGTTGTAATGTTTCCCAATATGGATACTTACACAGTCGATTTGTTAAAAATAGTTAAAATGTGGTGTAACTTCTTGCACATTCCAAAAAAGGGTGTACATTTGTACACGTCAAAGATAAACAAAAACACACAACATGAGCTATTTCACTTTTGAACACGATTGCAGCAATGCACCACTCACACTCACTATCGAAGTTGAGTATTCAATCTACAACTTTTCAGGCAACTACTATGAGCCAGCAGAAACGTCGGTAAAAGACCACAAAACCAAATTCATTTGTGGTGGCATGGACTTAACCACATGCATATACCAAAGCAAAAATGATAAGTTAATTGCCGAATTAGAAGAAGCAATCATTGAAGCTATTTGGGAAAACGAAGACAATCAGTAAACAATTTACAATCTCAATACAAATGACAAACACAATCACAATCCCTGTTGTTGCAAACACAGTAGTTGGCACAACCGAAATTAAACTTCCTTTCTATTT